GGGCTCCCGGTCGCCTCCGGTGTAATGCCAAGTCGGGTGCTTGCATTCGCGGCTTACGAATTGGGCGACGACGGTGCCAACGTGGCGTTGCTCAATGAGCAAAGGTCGCCAGCCTATCAGGTCCGCGGATTTCATGACCTCGTTAACCTGCTTGGACTCATTCGCCAAGCCATAGCGCACAGGAACGCCCCGGGAATCAACCAGGGCGCCGACGTTGTTGCGGAACAGGCGTACCCCCTTGCGTGCCGCTTCCAGGCGCACGGCGGCTTGTACCGCGGCCTCGCTGGTGCCCTTTACTTCCGGCGGTAGGTCGTGGCCGCCGTGCATGCCAAAGAGCCCGGCAAGCTCTTGGAGTGCGGCCATAGTGACCCCGTGTCGCACAGCCCATTGGTAGACGGCCGGGCTCATTGTTCGACCCGCTCAAAAATAACCGTCATGCCCAAGCGTTCCGCGACGTGAAGCTCCAACGTTGCGCCCTTGGATTCTTTCCAACCGGACAGCATAAAAATTGCCTCACATTTGACCAATTCGGCAAGGTCTTTACGCATGCAACATGACCAGGGGCGGTCAACTTCGATTGCGTCCGCGTTGATTTCCGCGGGGCTGAATACCGTCCACCCCTTTTCACGCAAGAACTTGGCCGCCGCATGAAACGCCGGGTAATTGTGGTCGACCTTCCCGCTCATGGGTCCGGCAATGTAAATGGAATTTTCTTGTTTCATTTTTACCCCTGATTTGCAAAATAGGCCGCGGCGTCCACGGTCCCGTCAATACCGAATTTGGCAAGCTCAACAGCCACACGGCCGGCAAGTTCCGCGGCTTCTTTGGCGTTGAGGGTTTGGGCGTTCGCAACGTCGATGCCGAAGCGATGATAGAACCGGCGGTAACTTTCAGATTCCCCGCGCCCTTGGGCATTCTCAAGACCCGCCCACCAGGCAATGACGTTCCGCAAAGCCTTTTGGCCTTCCCGGCGCTCCCAATGCCGGCGGCGCACGGCTCCGGCTACTTCGGCCGGCGCACCGTAGGGAATGACCGGGTCGCCGTCAATGCGGGCAATCTCCCCGCGCAAGGCGGCCAGGGTTTCCGGGTCAAGCTCCAACAGGTCGCCGTCGACAAACTCCGGGGCGCTTCGGCTTGGCGGGGGCGGGTAGTGGCCGCAATAGGGGCAGCATTTATAAATCCGCTCATAGGGTTGGATGCACTCCGGGTTGACGCAAACCCGCATGGGGATGGCGTCCGACTTGCCGCTGCTCCGGCGCTCCCGACGGTCTAGTGACCATTCCCGGCGGGCGTCCGGGAGCCCGTGCCGGAGTACGTTGTTCACGTGGTCAATGATGTAGGCGACGGGCTTTTCGCTGGCGGCGATTGCCGCCCGGCGCTGTTCGTCCGTCAAGTGGGCATGCACGGCCGCGGCTTCCTTGGACAGCATCAAGCGCAACGCCCGGCCAAATTGCTGGCAGAAGAGGGCGAACGATTCCGTCGGCCGCGCAAAGCTGACAACCTCAATTGCTGGTAGGTCAAAGCCTTCCCCGAACAAATCCACATTGACCAATTGGAGAATTTCCCGGGCCTTGAAGCGCCGGAGAATTTGCGCCCGTAGGTGGTCCGGGGTCTTGGCGCTTACCACTTCCGCCGGTACGCCAGCCGCCCGGAAGGCGCCGGCAATTTCGGTTGCAGCTTCAACGTCGACGGCGAAGGTAACGCCCAGCTTGCCCGGCGCCAACTTGAGATAGTGCGCCACGACGTCCCCGGTAATGTGGGACTTGTGGACCGCCTTGCGTAGCTGGTCCGCGTTGAAGTCCCCGGTCGCCTGGCTCAAAGCAACTTGCGAAAGGTCAAGGTCGGACGGCGGCGCAAAAATGCGGTAATCCGTCAAATACCCCATGTTGATAATGTCACGCATGGACGGCGCCAAGACCATGACGTCGACCAGCCCGTCCGCGTGCCGACCTAGGCCCTTGCCGTCAGCACGTAGCGGCGTCGCGGTTGGGAAGAGCCAGCGGGCTTGCGGGAACATGCCGGCGGCCTGGCCCCACTTGTTGGCCTTTAGGACGTGGTGCGCTTCGTCTTGCACGCCAAAGCGGACTTGCTTAAACCAATCGTCGGCGGCGTCCATGCGTATGATGGTATCCACCCCGCCGACGCCGGTCTTCGCGTTCGGGTCAAAGAACGAATAGCCCAATTCCGCAACCTGTAGGGCCGTAATGACCCGTATCAAGTTCGACCCCTTCTTGGCGCCGACCAGGCGATGGCGTACCCCGTTGCGGGCCAGGGCAATGGAAATTTGGCTTACCAGTTCTTGCCGGTGCGCAATCGCAACGCTGGCGCCGGGTTCGTCGTAAAGCAGCTTTGACAGCACGACGGTTTTACCGGAGCCCGTGGCCGCCACAGGCATTACGTTTGCCGCTCCGGAGTTCCACGCTTCGTACACGCGGCGCTCCAAGTCGGCTTGAAAGGGGCGAAGAGCTACGGGCATTTACAGGATCTCGGTGCAATTCGGCTGATCATCGAACGCGTGGAAAATTTCCAGCGTATCGTTGTCGATAAATTGGCGAACGCCATCCATGTTGCTGACACTCATTGCGAAATAGCTCGGCTTGAGTTCGGTTGACATACCTTTGCGTCGCATATTTACTGCCGATCGGACAGTGGACCCGATGCCGCCGAACGGGTCGTATACGATATCGCCAGGGTTCGACCACAGCTCAATTCCACGCTCGATGATATCCAACGCCATCGGGCAAATGTGGCGTTCGTCTTCGTCATCACGGCCGCCGCGGTAGTTCAAAGTGCGAGAGCTGCGAATGTCCATCCATACCGGGCTGGCGTACTTTCTCCATCGATTGTGAGACAGATTGCCTTCGGTCGGTTCATCTTCCCCGATGAATTGCGTCAGGCCATGCTCGTGCGCAACGGGTTGCTTATTTTCGCCAGGCTTACGGAATGTCAAAAGGTACTGAGGAAGTCCGGCGCGGCTTAGAGCGCTGTCTTTGCAAAGTTGCTTGTGCATCAGGCCGATAGCTTTAGTGCGAGTCGCCTCGATCAGCGGGTCTTTCCAAATGACATGCTCGGAATGATAAATAAATCCGGCGTCGATAAATGCCGCGATAATCTGCCCGCGGAAATCCTTAAGCCCAATATAACCGTCTCGGCTTTTCATTGCGGGCAGATTCATCACGTCGACCGACACGTTGCGACCTTCCATCAGTACCCGCTTGAGCCCGTCAATGACGAATTTGAAATGATGGAAAAACTCAGTGTCGTTTCGGCAATTTCCGATATCGCGCTCGCTGTTGCTATACGCGTAAAGATTGCTATATGGCGGAGAGAAAATCGAATATCCGACCGAATTCTCGGGAAGCATGCTGTGCATGAATTCGACGCAGTCGGCGTTATAAATGGCAATCGGACCATTCACAAATTGATTGATGATGTTCATTAGATCCACTCCGGCAGGTTGATTCGTTGATTAGGGTTGTATTCGGTGCGTTCCATGCGAGTGCCCATGACTTCGCGCTTAGTAAATTCACGCATGTGATTCACCATTTGATCGGCCATGATGTCGGCCATTTGCTGCTTTCGTTCCAGATTCTCTTTGACTGCGCCCTCAGCGCTCGAATAGACAAGATGCACATTCACTTCTCGGGATTGCCCGAATCGGTAGCAACGTCGGATGGCCTGATAGTATTTCTCAAACGAATCGTCTATCCCGACAAATGCGACATTTCGGCAATGCTGCCAGTTGAGTCCAAACCCGCAAATTTTAGGCTTACTGACAATGACGCGAGCTTCGCCCCGACTAAATTTATGCAGCAGATTTTCCTTAATTGTCGGGGACTGTGATCCGTAAACTTCTATAGCGTCCGGGATCATGCTGGCGAGCATTGATGATTCTTCATTCAAATTGCACCAGATTACCCAATGTTCGTTTGAATTGTTGACAACATCCGCAAGTGTCGCGCATCGCATCAGTACCGAGTTCTTGCGGGCTATTCGCCGTTCGGTCATCGTATTAGCGACCGGATCATTTACTTCGATGCGATGCTCAACAAGTCGCATTGGCGGCAAGTTGTATCGGCTACCATCAAACCCAAGATCGGCGGGATTCCGAATGAATGCTGCCCACGTAGCGAGCCATTCCCAAAATTTTGTTTTACCGTGACCTTTGAGTCGCCATTTGCTCGTGTCACCCCCGTCGTGCGTAAAGAACATCGCCAGCATTTCAGCATGACGCATGACGCCAAGAAACTCGGATTGACTACCGAGTTCCATATAGTCATTCGGGCTCGGCGTGGCTGTGCAGCTAAGTCGATATGATGTCTCTGAAAATTTGGCGATCACTTCGCGTCTGGTTTTGGAATCTTCCCCTTTAAGAATGCTAGATTCGTCAAGCACT